AAACAGGTAAATACGCAGGTATGCTAGCTCTAATAGAGAGCGAAACAGGTTGGAAAGCTGCAGCAAGACCTAAACAGACTGTTGAGATAGGTCATAAATCCCAAATAGATAAAAGAGATCCAAAAGACAAGTCATTGCGAGGTGGTGATAAAGTTATCGATGAACTTGGAAACATTTTTACAATTATGACAGTAGAAGGACACACAGCAGTGATGATGGACGTTACTATAAATGTAAGTGCAGGTGAGAAGTTTCATCTTACTAAGTACCATGTTTCAAGGTTGAAAAGAGTTATCGAAGAGGGTTGATCATGGAGGAAGTCAAAGTTGTGATAGAACTGGATCTTTACGATTCAGAGCGATTAGTTGTGAATATGGTTTTTGAGGAAACAGGTGAAATCAGGCAAAAACGTTTCAATGCTGCTCAACTTTTCAAAGCCTTGTTCTTAGGTCAACTGCGTTCGTGGGAGAAGGCCGAAATATTCTTGATCAATAAACAAATAGGCTTTCACATGTGCAATGAGGTTGATAAGGAGGAAGAATCCTCCTATTTGAAAGTCTAGGAGGATTATTATGACACGTACAGTGAGAACGGAAACAGTAACTATAACTAAGCGCAAGATTTCCAGGGACGAGTTGGAAACTGTACTGTGTAAATATTTTGCAAACTTGCAAGCACGCACCATCTTCACCTATGATATTTCTTACGATAGATTTTTAGACTCTATAACGATGGAGGAGACTGACTCTTTTATAAAAGAACAACCTATAGAAGCAGATATTGAGGTCTAGCATGTTGCATGTAATTACTGAAAGAGATTGGAAAGAGGATTTCGCTCTTGAAAATGGTAATTATGAATGTAGATGTTTTGAATGCGGACAGACTTTTGTAGGACATAAAAGAAGAATAACGTGTAAGGTATGTGCAGCTAGAAAAGACGCTGAAATAGAAAAAGATTACAAGAGTATCAAAAAAGCAGAATGGCGAGCAAAGAAAGTTTTCAAACAAAATAATTATCATGTAAGTAAACCAGTTTGTTGTATGACCTGTAAAAACGTCATTCGTGACTACGAAGAACAACAAGAATGTGTTTTAGCCAAACAAGAGGAATGGGCTGTAGCTGGTGTTAGTCTTCTTGGCATCTGCGATCAATATAAGGAGAATGTATGAGTAACTTGAAAGACGCCTTCGACGATAAGGAAGGTATGCTAGACCGAATACGTGATTGTAAGGAGCTTTGTGAATTAAATGATTGGGAAGAAGAGTTTCTCGATTCGTTAGAAGAGCAGGTGAAGAGAGGGCGAGAATTAACAGAGAAACAAATACAAAAACTAGAGCAGATTGAAGATGGTGAATAAATCAACCCCTTTCCCTTTTATTAAACCTCTGCTATATTTGAATATATGAAGACACTTTCTGATCCACCTAAACGCAGAATTCCTAAGAGTAAGGGCGCTAAGTTTCATCCCAAAATGAGCGTTAAAGAAGCGAAGGATATGTTTCTCAATGATTTCAAGGATCTCGAACTCGCTGAAAAGCAATTGCTATTTGTGGCTAATTATTGCACGAATGGATTCAAAATAGTCGATGCCGTTATTGAATCAGGATATGCGATTGCAAAAACACACACAGCTTATTCTTTAGGCGGTACTTTAATTAGACAACCTAAAATAGTCGACGCCATAAGACGTTTTATCGATATTTCACTAGGACCTTATAAATCAAGATTAAAATACGAAGTGATGGAAATCTATTACAGACGCGCTACATATTCGGTGGCTATGTTTTACGATGATGATGGAGATCCGAAACCCTTAAGTAAAATCCCACCTGAGTGGTTGGTTGTCATTGATGATGTTATTTATAAGACGATAACATATGGAGGTGGAAAAAACACAACCACTGTTACCACAAAAGAATACAAATTAGCCGACAGAGATGCAGCATTACAAATGCTAGCGAAATATTCATTCGCTTTTGATCTAGAGGAAAGAGGTAATCTGAGTGATTTGCCTGAAGATGTACGTGATCGAACACGTGCTATTTTTGCTAATGCTGAATTGACACTCCTTCCTCTTATCCCAAAAACAAAAAAACTAAGAGATGTCACACCTTCTTCCAAAGTAAAAGAATAGGAAGAAGGAGTAAATGTGAGACATTCCTACATACTCTCTAATCCCACATCGCGAAGGCGATCTTTTTCTTTTTCCCAACATCATTTATCTTTGATTCGTTTATACCCTCATTTACTGGGGCATCTCGTTGGCTTTAGCAAATTACAGCCAATGCATTCTGAGTGGATAAGATATTGTTGGGAGAGTAACGAACTCAGAGCCTTACAAGCACATCGCGGAGCTTATAAAACAACAGCGGTAGATATTGTTGGTGTTGTTTGGTGGTGGCTCTGGTTTCCAGATGAGGCTATTGCAATCATCCGTAAAACATTTACAGACGCCGCTAAAGTCATTGCAGCTGTAGCACGGATCATGGATCTTCCTGTTATCAAAGCCTTGTTTAGTTATGCACATGGAGCTATTCCAAAAGCGATTACTCGAAGAGACGGCCTTCTAACCTATAATTTCAAGAAGACTATTACACCAGAAGGGAGTTTGACAGCACATGGCTTGGATGGTTCATTAACAGGTACACATTATGGTAAAATACAGTGTGATGATTTTGCTACGCTTAAAGATAGAATAAGCAAGGCTGAAAGAGAGAGGACAAAGGAAATACTACGTGAAATACTAACAAACGTGATAAATCCTGGAAAAGGTGTGAGTTTAACAGGGACTCCATGGGCAAAGGGAGATGCCTGGGATATAATTCCTTGCAAGATTCTGAAATTCCCCGTTAGTAAATGTAACATTCTTTCCAAAAAAGATATTGAGCATAAGAAAAAAACAACAACACCTTTTTTATATGCTGCAAATTACGATTTGGAATTAAAATCAGACGAAAATGCTTTGTTTACCGAACCCGCTTTTCAAGATTTTTGGCAAACGAACGAATTCCCAGTTAAAGCCCATCTGGATGCAGCATTTGATGGTGATCATACTTGTGCTTTAACGATAATGAGTAAATTGAATTCGAAACAACTTCAAGGTGTAGGTTATGTATATACAGGAAATGTGAAAAACTGGACACCTTCAATTGTTAAGTTATGCAAGCAACACAGAGTTTCAGTTCTATATAATGAAACTAATCCGGATAAAGGTTATACAGCTAATAAATTGAGCTCCGAAGGGTTACATTGTGTGAGTCCTTATTGGGAGTCACAAAATAAGCATATAAAAATTAGCACTTACTTATTTGAGGCCTGGCATAGTATAATTTGGTGTAAGGAGACAGATGATGAGTACATCAATCAAATCACGGATTATCGTGAGGGTCAAGAGCCTGATGATGCGCCTGACTCTGCCTCTTCTCTCGTTCGAGAGGGCTTTCCTATCCTGAATTCGTCTGATTCCGCTTTATGGGAGTTTTAGATGAGCCGTAAAACACCGACCAAACAAACCACCGATGTAGCTATTTCCGAAAAGAAAGACATTCGCAAAGATGGCTGGGCTAACTTCGCCGCAGGTCTTTCGAGTAAGGTGGATAAGTCCACAAAAACCTACTACAAATCAGAAGCGATTATCACCGATGAAGAACTAGAAGCAATGTATGCGAGCGATGGAATTGCAGCACGTATTGTCGATGTAGTCGCTGACGATATGACACGCGAGTGGATCAAGCTCACAATTAGCAAAGATACCCAACTCGACGAAGAAGCTATTGTAGAGGCTTATGAAGCAGAGCTCACACGTTTGAATGCCGCTACTTCCTTTAATACCGCATTAAAATGGTCTCGCCTATTCGGTGGATCTGTTATAGTAATAGGTGCGCTTGACGGAAAAGATTTGGAAGAACCCCTTAATATAAAGTCAATCAAGACAGTTGATAAACTACTCGTTGTTGATAGGACCTGTGTCGACATAGCTCTTAGTGATTTTCAAAACGAACCCAAAGAACCTAATTTCGGAGAACCGATAAAACTTTATATACGTTTTTACTCAGGTGGATTTTCAGCCGATAAAAAAGTCCATATGAGTCGTTGCATTCTTTTCAAAGGGAAGCCAATGCCTAAAGCAGTTGAACTTCGCTCTGATCTTAACACACGTTTTTGGGGTACAAGCGAATTAACTTCAGGTTACAACATCTTGAGAAACTACGGAGGTGCAATGGCGGCCACCTCCAATATCATTTATGAATTCATTATAGGTAAATATAGTTTATCCAAATTAGCAGAAATGTTAGCTGCAGGAAGAGAAGCCGATGTTTTGAAGCGCATGGAAATCATCGATATGTGCAAATCCGTTTTGCATGGTGTTCTCTTAGGTGAAAATGAATCATATACACGTGATGCTGCAAACGTAGGAGGCCTAGCTGATCTTCTTGACAGGTTTATGATGAGCGTTTCCGGAGCTTTCGGTATTCCTGTTACACGTTTATTTGGAAGATCACCAGCAGGCCTTAATGCAACAGGTGATTCCGATACTAACAATTATTACGATATGGTTAGATCGCAGCAATTAACCAAATTGAAACCCGCGATCCAAAGACTTTTGGAAGTTGTTGCAGCTGAAAAGAAAATCACACTTCCTGTTGATATCGAATTCAACTCACTAACACAACTCACGGAAGCAGAGCAAGCGGATCTGGATAAAACTAAGGCCGAAACTGAGAAGGCTGAAGCAGATATGTATGACCTGTATATAAAGAATGCAGTACTAACACCTGAAGATGTTTACAACCTAAGATGGCGAAAAGAAATAGAACATATGCAGGAAGAAATGGCAGGCGAAGAAGGGATAGAAGGCCAGATGTCCCCTGAGGAAAAAGCGACTTTAGAGCGCGCAAATACACCCGCTCCAAAGAAGAGCGAGGTACAGCCAATAGAGGAGGTTTCATGAAGAAGTTAGCATGGCTATTCGTGGCGGGTTTCTTTCTCTACATAGGGATAGAAGTCCTGTTTGGTGCACTCGCAGGAGACATGATAGGTTTTCAGGATAAGATCTACTTTTCTCTATGCGGACAAAGCAGTGTTTGGATGGGCCTTGTTGGAGGTGTTCTGTTAATCCTTCTAGGAGGGCTAAACGGAATACCTTTTGTCAAGAATCAAAACTTGTTCGTCCAATCGTTATTAGGTGCATTCCTGATAACGTTGGTCGAATTCTTAAGCGGCTATTTGTTG